TGATGATGTACTAGCAAGATATACATTTGGTTGGCAAGATGTAAGTTATTGGCCAGAGAGTAGTAGAGCTAGAGCAAAATTAAATAGTGCTATAAAGAAGCAAGAGGACCCGTTAGAAAAGAAAGGTATTATAGGCGCATTTTGTAGGACTTATGGTATTAGTGAAGCTATAGGGGAATTCTTAAGTCATATTTATATACCGGGTGCAGATGAAACTAGATACACCTATGCAGACGGAAGTACTACTGGTGGTGTTGTTGTTTATGATGATAAGTTTAGTTTTAGTCATCATGGCACTGATCCTACGAGTGGAATATTATGTAATGCCTTTGACTTAGTTAGAATTCTTAAGTTTGGTGAATTAGATGATGAAGCTAAACAAGATACACCAGCTAATAGATTACCTTCATTTACTAGAATGTCAGAGTTTGCTAGTTCCAATGGAAATGTAATGAAGACTTTAGGTAAGGAAAGAATGGAGAAAGCTCAGGAAGACTTTGGCATAGTTGAAGAAGAATTAGATACTGAGTGGGTAAAAGATTTAGTATACACAGAGCAGGGAAAGCTTAGAAGTACAATAAGCAACTTCTTATTAATAATAGAAAATGAACCACTTTTAAAGGGTAAAATTGCTTATAATGAGTTTTCCAACAGAGCTGTGGTAATTGGTAGACTTCCATGGAGAAGCAGTGGTAACAAGTCTGACTGGAATGATACAGATGATAGTGGACTTAGAGAGTTTATTGAAAAGTACTATAGTATTTCAAGTACTGCAAAATGTGCTGATGCTCTAGCTTTATCTTTTGAAAAACATTCATTTCATCCTATTAAAGATTATTTAAACAGTCTTTTGTGGGATGGGGTAAAAAGAATAGATACATTATTTATAGATTACTTAGGAGCTGAAGACAATTCTTATGTAAGGACAGTAACACGAAAAGTATTAACTGCAGCAGTAGCAAGAGTTTTTGTTCCTGGGATTAAATTTGACAATATGCTTATTCTGATTGGTAAACAGGGTGTAGGCAAAAGTACTATAATTAAAAAATTAGGCAAGGAATGGTACAGTGACAGTTTAACGACTGTAAGTGGTAAAGAAGCTTATGAACAAATTCAAGGTGTATGGATACTTGAAATGGCTGAAATGATGGCGACTAAAAAAGCTGATATAGAAGCAACTAAACACTTCTTATCTAAGACAGAGGATATTTACAGAGTAGCATATGGTCGAAGGACTAGCAGATTTCCACGTCAATGCGTTTTTATAGGTACTTCAAATGAACATGACTTCTTAAGAGATAAGACCGGTAATAGAAGGTCTTGGCCCATAGATATTGCTATAGATGAACCTAAGAAAAATATATTCAAAGATATGACAGATTATGAGATAGATCAGATATGGGCAGAGGCTGTGGAATTCTGGAACAGTAAAGAACCTTTGCATTTAAATAGTGACGAAGAGAAAGAAGCTCAAAAGCAGCAAGAGGCTCACAGTGAAGAAAGTGCAAAAACAGGATTAATTGAAGAATACTTAAATAAACCTATTGTAGATAATTGGTACAATTTAAGCATCCCTGAGAAAAGAAATTATATACAAGGTTCCGAGTTTGGGGAAGAGCCAGAGGGTAAATTGCGAAGAGATAAAACTTGTGTTATGGAAATTTGGGTTGAACTTTTTAATGGTGATCCTAAACAGCTTACTCCTATGACTGCAAGAGAAATTAATGATATTTTAGGTGGACTTCATGGGTGGGAGAAAAGTAAAAGTGCCTTAAGTTTTGGGAAAATTTATGGAAAACAAAGAGCCTATTTACGAAAGAATTAGTGGAAACAAAGTTGTTTTACAAAAAATAGGTTATGGAAACAATGGAAACAGAAAAAAATGCATTGTTTCCAGTTATGTTTCCACTTGAAAGCTAGATATACCAATGTATGAGGGGCTAACGGAAACAATGGAAACAAAATATATTATATAAGTATTATTTATATAATTAGGCATATACGTATATACCTATACACGCCTAAATGCACGTATACGTATATATAAGGAAAATCTGTTTCCGCTGTTTCCACCTAAAAGTAAGAAGGTGATTTTTATTGTTAGAAAGTGTTATTGAAAAAAAGCTTAAAAAAGAAATTGAGTTGATTGGTGGTAAGGCATTAAAGTTTATTAGCCCAGGAGTGTCGGGTGTACCTGATAGGATTGTTTTATTACCACATGGAAGGATTGTTTTTATAGAGTTGAAAGCACCAGGTAAAAAACTAAGGGCAATGCAAGAATATAGAGCAAAGGAATTAAGAGCTTTAGGTTTTGATGTAAGAGTTATTGATTCAATTGATAAAATAAAACTGTTTATAAGTGAGGTGATAGGCAATGCAATTTAAACCACATGAATACCAGATATATGCCACTACCCATATCATAGATAATCCAGTATCAGGATTATTCTTAGATATGGGACTATGAACTAGGTAAAACAGTTACAACGTTAACAGCAATAGACGATTTATTGTTTCTTGGAGAAGTATCAAAGGTTTTAGTAATAGCACCTTTAAGAGTAGCAGAAGATACATGGAGTACTGAAGTTCAGAAATGGGACCATCTAAAGCATTTAAGAATAGCAAAAATATTAGGAACTCCAAAAGATAGAGCTAGAGCGTTAAACATGGATGCAGATATTTATGTTACTAATAGGGAAAATGTAGATTGGTTAGTAGGAGAATGTTTCGATAAGTGGTCTTTTGATATGTGTGTTATTGATGAATTATCCAGTTTTAAATCATCAAAGGCAAAAAGGTTTAGGAGCTTAAAGAAAGTAAGACCATATTTTAAAAGAATAGTAGGACTTACAGGAACACCAGCACCTAATAGTTTAATAGATTTATGGCCACAAATGTATTTACTTGATGGTGGGATACGACTAGGTAAAACTATAGGTAGCTACAGAGAACAATATTTTAAGCCTGGTAATAGAAATCAGTTTGTAGTTTATAATTGGAATTTAAAAGAAGGTGCAGAAGAAGCAATACATCAAAAAATAGGTGATATTTGTATATCAATGATGGCAAAAGATTATTTAGATATTCCTGAAAGAATAGATAATAAAATTGAACTTAGTTTACCACCTATTGCAGCTGATAGATATAAACAATTAGAAAAGGATCTTGTGTTAGAACTTGGAGAAAATGACATAACGGCATCTAATGCAGCAGTACTTACAAACAAATTATTGCAAATGTCTAATGGAGCTATCTATTCTGAGGATAAGTCAGTTGTTGAAATACATGATGAAAAATTAAAGGCATTATTTGATATTGTAGAAGCAGCAAATGGAAAACCAGTATTAATATTTTATAGCTTTAAGCATGATTTTGATAGAATAGTCAGCTTTTTAAATTCTAAAAAACTAAAAGCAGTGGGATTAAAAGAATCCAGTGATATAAAAAAATGGAACGAAGGTAAGATATCAATACTTTTAGTTCATCCAGCTTCAGCAGGACATGGTTTAAATCTTCAGTTTGGAGGAAATATTATTGTTTGGTTTGGACTTACATGGAGTTTAGAATTATATCAACAGGCAAATGCAAGATTGCATAGACAAGGACAAAAACAAGTTGTTGTAATTAACCATATAATAACTAAAGGTACAGTTGATGAAGATGTTATTAAGGCTTTAGGCAATAAAGAAATTAATCAAAATACATTGCTTGAAGCTGTTAAAGCAAGATTATATAAACATAAAGACTAGGAGGTTGATAACATGGATTATGTAAGAGAAGCTGTAGAATATTTAAAAAATTATAATAACTTAGATATAGCAAGACAAAATTTAAAAGATGAAATAGTGGAACTTAAATCAGAATTAAATTCAGTAAAGGGTATGATTTATTCAGACATGCCATCTGGAAGTAGTTCAGAGCTTCCAGATGATAAAATAATAAATAAGATGTTTAGATTATATAAAGCTAAAGAAGAGTATAGAAGCACAGTAATAGCATTAAAAAGAATGGATAAAGTGTTTGAAAAATTTGAAAAAACAAATCCATCTTTTGCAAAAATACTTAAAGCTTATTTCATAGAATATTTGGTTGAAGAAGAAATAATGAAAAGATTTAGCTATTCAGAGAGGCATTTACGAAGGTTAAAGCAAATAGCTCTAAGACATTTTGCAATACAATTATTTGGCATAAAGACATTTAGTGCATAAAAAAAGATGTCCGTTTTATGTCCGGAAATTTGACAACATATGTGCTATAATAGAGCTAAGCGAAAAATTAATAAAGCAAGAGTTAATAGCACTTGGAGCAATCTAGGTGCTATTTTTATTTTTAATAAAAGAAGGTGAGAGAGATTTGAAATTAGGAGACATATTGAGAGAACAACAGCCAGAACTATATAAATTATTTAATTGCAGGAGAGAAAATAAAAATCTCTCCTTTTCTGACTACAAAAACATGATGAAGCATAGTTCTTATAAAAGAGTTCAAGGTGCTATAAGGCAGGTGAAATAATATGCCAAGAAGTAGAGATCCAAATAGGGATAAGGCATTTGAAATTTATAAAGAGCATGAAGGTAATATAACAAATAGAGAAATTGCTAACATGCTTACTGAAAAAGAAAACACAATTAGTAATTGGAAATGTAGAGATAAATGGGATAGTAAAATTGTTTGTAGTACTACGAAAAAGGATTGTAGTACTACAAACAAGTACTACAATAAAAAAAGACCCATTGAAGATAAAAAAGAAGTAATTACTGTAGAGCCAAATCAAGTAATAGAAAATAGCAATTTAACTGAGAAACAAAGGCTTTTCGTAGCTGAATATTTGAAAGACTTTAATGCAACAAGAGCAGCTATGACGGTTGGATATAGTAAAGATACATCTTATTCTATAGGCTTCAATCTATTGAAAAAGGTTGAAGTCCAAGCAGAGATAAAAAGGCAAACAGAAGTACTATTTGACAGTATTGGGTTAACTCAACAACGAATACTAATGGAATACATGAAGATGGCACATGCAGATATAAGTGACTATCTAATTTTCGGGCAAAAGGAAATACCAGTTATTAAAAATGGCGAACAACTAATTGATGAAAATGGTCAGCCTGTAACAAAATTAATAAACTATGTAGACTTTAAAGAAAGTTCAGAAGTAGATACATCACTTATACAAGAAGTTAAACAAGGTAAAGATGGTATAAGTATTAAACTATATGACAAGCAAAAAGCAATGGATACACTTGCTAAATACATGAATATAATTAGTGGTGGAATACAAGTTAATATTCAGCAGAATAGTATCAATGTTACTTTAGAAGATGAAGAAGAATAATAATATTATTTATTTAGAGCATAGCCTAGAACAACTAAGATAAATATATTAAAACTATTTATTTAAAGTTATTTATATAATTTATAAACAAATATTTGCATACGTTCTTGACTTCAAACAAACAAAACAATATAATATAAGTATGAAGTTAAGAAGGGAAGTAATAATAATGAATATAGGTTATGTAAGAGTTTCAACTGTAGAACAAAATGAAGGTAGACAAATTGAAGCATTAAAGAAACATGATATTGATAAATGGTTTACTGAAAAGGTTAGTGCTAAAAATACTAACAGACCACAGTTACAAGCAATGGTGGAGTTTGCACGTGAAGGAGATACAATATATATACATAGCCTTGATAGGTTAGCACGTAGCACAAAAGATTTACTGGATATAGTAGAGCAATTACAGAACAAAGGTATACATCTAGTAAGTAATAAAGAGAATATAGATACATCAACAGCAACAGGGAAGTTAATGCTTACTATGATAGGTGCAATAGCAGAGTTTGAACGAGCTAACTTATTGGAACGACAAAGAGAAGGAATAGCAATAGCAAAAGAGAATGGAGCTTATAAGGGTAGAAAGAAGATTGAGTATCCTATAAACTGGACTGAAATATATGGTAAATATAAAAATAGAGAACTAAAAGGTAATGAAGCAATGGAGCAATTAGGACTTAAAAGAAATACATTTTATAATTTAATAAAACAGTATGAAGAAGGTAAATAGTACCTTCTTTTTTTATGCATAATACTAATTCTATCTACTGTTTATTTATATTGCGATTATAGCTTAAATAAGACGTGTTCTATTCGAGTAATGGAATAAGTTACTACAATAAGCAGATGCTTTTAAATGGGCAAATATGAGCGAAATTTTAATATATAGGAGGTGATGCCTGATGGAACCATTAAATATAAAAATATCTAAGAAAATATTCAATGAAGCTTATTTACCTTATTTGGAGGATTATTCTCATAGATTCAATGTATTTTATGGCGGTGCGTAGGCTGGTAGTGGTAAATCACATTTTGTAATTCAAAAGATGGTACTCAAATATCTTAAA